ATGGTAGATTTACTGGTGATGTTAAGTTTGAACAAGACATTGATGTAAATGGTGGTGGACCTGGTGTTAATAACACTGCTGAAATTAGAACTTCTATTGATGCAGGAACCTTTGAGTTCTTAATGGATTCTACCTTTGAAGGTTCTCATGATCTATATGCTACAAATATTGGTGGCACTAAAGGTCTTAAGATGGCTGGTTCTGCCAAGAACATTGAAGTTGGTAATGTAGCAACAGGTGAGCAAGAGATTGAATTTGGTAGCAATGCTGCTAAGAGTTGGGTTGATTTAGGTTCTACTGCTGAAGGTGATGGAACCAATGCACATATCTCTAGGATATCCATTGGTGGTGCATTCTTAAGTACAGAGACAGATTCTTATACACAAGTTAATAACAAAGAGTTTAAGATTGCTGGTGATGTTCTACTTGGTCAGGTCAAAGACAAGACTGATGGATCTAACATTACTAGACGAGGTGCTGGTGATACAACATTCATTAGATCTACTGCTGAGAAGGTATCTTTCTTAGGAGATAACAGTGCAACAACAATCGTTGACTTTGCTACTAATGCATCTAACTTAACAATTGCTGGTCAGGGTGGCAGCACTAGAATTAGAAACAATACTATCGTTGATTCTACATTAAGAGTCAATAGTGATATTACTTTATGTGGTGGATTAAATAACTTCTCCTTTACTGCAACTAGAAAGCAAGCAGGTTCAACAACAATGCTTGCTCATACTAATGGTATCATTACTACTACTACATTTAATAAGAATGTAGATATTATTGATGTACTGAGAGTTACTGCACCAACTTCAGCTCCTGCTAATAACAAGACTGCTTATAACAGGATTGATACTGGTGGTAGTGGATCATGGGGTGATGCAACATGGAGTCTAGCAATTCCACAGGCAAGTCTACCTGCTCTACCTACTGGACAATTCTACTTACCACTTAAGTATAGTCCTTTCCATAATATGAGTGTTGCTAATCCTGATGGGGATCAGTACTTCAGTGAGAATGACATTCTATTAATTGATAGTAATGAGGGTGCATCAAGTCATGCAGAATTTGTTAAGATTGTTTCTCTTCCAAGAATAGTTGCAAGTAACAGTCCATATTATATTGTTGTAAGTAGACAACCATTTGGAACATTTACTACAACATCCTCAACACATTTGGATACAACTAGTATATACAAGTGTACTATTCAGTTAGATTCTACATGGTTAACAGAAGATATTGATGCATCTGCTGGAACCAAGACAATTAAACTTGCACAGTTTGGTGGTAGTTTGGATGTTGGTGATTATGTAATAATTTCACGTGAAGATGGTACACCTGCTAATGATGGTGTTGATGATCAAGGTGAGATATTTAAATTAGATACTGTTATTAATGCAGTTTCTAAAAAATTATCCGTCAAAAAAGGATGTGATAGTGCTAATGAAGAAACAGTATTTGAAGTTGATTCTGTAACTGGTAGTGTTATTATTGGTAACACCACAGAAAATACAGTTACAACTATCAATGGATCTGTAATACTTCAAGGTAAGTGTGGTAGTACCAATGAGATTTATCCAAGTGCTGATACTTCACTTGATAGTCATTTTACAATAAAGAATACTGAAGCACCAACATTTGATGTAAACATCTGTAATGGTGATACAGTTATTGGTACTACAGTTGGTACTGTATATGCTATTGGTGAATACTATGGAAGTACTGCTATTGAACATGGTGATTCAACAGTAGTTACTTCATACGTATGGGATTCACAAACAATACAAGCTGCTGGTCCAATAACAACAACATCTGATGCTGTTACTACAGCAACATGGAATATTCCTATTAGTGGTAATGTTGATGCATTCCAGAAAGGTGATTTAGTTGCCTTAGTTGATGGTGATAGTAAGATAGAACTATTGATTATAACTGATGATCCTGTAACTGATGCACAAGGTAATTCAACATTACCTACCATTTATAATGCTGGATATCCTGCTGGTACATATCCTACAGGTGGTAGAGGAGCAGAAGGAACTGCTGTACAAGCATTTGATCAAGGAGTACAAGTTGTTAAAATCAATAAGGTTGGTGATACAACAACACTCATTGATCCAATTGGTGCAACAGGAAGAATTGCTGTTGAGTCTCCTAATCAAAATAATAAGAAGATTAGAGTTAGACTTCATAATTCTAACGTAGTATCTGATAAGTTAGATTACTTACAGTTCCTTAAGTTTGAAACTGGTGGAGCAATTGAGTGGTTCTATCCTGATAGTATTGATGGTGTTGCTGATCAACTATTTGGTGTAAGGTTGTCTAAGTCTACTAGACTTGATACTAATGGTAATTTCCTTGCAAGTGGAACACATACAAGATACTTTGGTGGTGGTCAGTTAACAGTCCACGATCATATGGAAATGATTGGTGGTAACTTCAGAATGTATGGTTCTGATGGTAAGACTCTAGTATTCAACGTAGCTAACGATGATGATCACTATGGTGATGGATCAGTTAGAGACGAGAAGACTGAAGTAATGGGAATGTATGTCAATGGTGGAGCAATGATCGGTGGTAACCTTAAGGTTATGTACGAAGATTGCCAAACCAATGGCACATGTGCTCAGGAGATTAAGTTCCAAGTATTTGGTGATACTGGTTCTGTTGACATGGGTGAAAAACTTTATGTTAAAGGTGCATTATCTCCAGCAGGTGATTCACAGAAAGAAATCTTCCATGTTGATAACCTTGGACCTTCTGGTGGTAGTACATCTGGTTCTAAAGATTGGATTATGTATCAAGATAGTTCAATTGATGCATTCGGAATCAATCGTTACTTCACTAGAAATGGTGGACGTAGATATACATATGTTGAGCAGTCTGCAACTGGAATAGGTCAAACACAAGCAAATGCATTACAACCAAATAATAATTACTTGATTAATACTTCTTCTGGTTCAAATATTGTTATGTATCTTCCAGAGACAGCAGAAACAGGTGACATGATTAGATTTGTTGAGGTTAGTGGAAATCTAACATACAATACAAGTTTAGTATTGAGAGCACTTAAAGTCAATAACGTACCAACCGCTATTCAAGGTGACACAACTGGTACTAAGATTCAGGCTGGTGCTGGTCAAATGCAAACTGCTTGGGATAGTGGTGAACTTGTTGTTCAAACAAGAAACGCATCATTTGGTTTAATATATGTTGGACCTACAGATGCTGCTGGTGATCCAAATGCATCTACAGTTCCATCCAACTTACGTGGATGGTGGTTAACAGAACTATAAAGGTAACATGGCACAATACTACAGTTCAATTAAAACCATGAAGTCTGCTCGTATCGGCACAGTTATGCCGTGGAGTGGTGATGGTAACGAGGGTTTTACTGCTGCAAATTTACCTAAAGGGTGGATTGTATGTGATGGTAGGTTAAAGGATGGAGTTGATTATCCTTTACTTGCATCTGAAATTGGTAAGACATATGGTGGTAATTTGACAGGAGAATTTCCTAATTTTGAAGGACAGTTTCAATTACCAAATATCGGTAATAGAGCATTGATTGATTTAGAAACATCTATGCTTAATGAAGCAAAGTATCAACGTGGTCAATCTGATGCATTAAGTGTTGTGGGTGATAGTGTAGGTGATGGTAGTGGTGATGATATAGCAAATGATTTTGGACCTGATGCAATTCCAATAACTCACAATGCATATGCAGATGTTGATTTCTCTTTTTCTAATCCATCTATTCTTTTAACTGGTAGGTTTACAGGTCAAACGATTAGTGATCCAGACTTCTTTACATCTGTTACTACAATCAATAGAAAATTAGGTATAAATCATATACCAGGTCATAGTCATAGCACAACTTTTGGTTCAGCAAGAGCAGGTTTCTTTGGACCTCAAGTTTTTGATACCTCACAGGTTGTAATGGGTGGTAATGATGGTCACCCATTATCATGTAGTCAAAATGTTAGATCTGTTAACAACATGTGTAACATTTTAGATTCTGACGCTACAGGACCAAATTGGCAGAATGGTATTACTTACGTATCATATTATGGTGATTCTCAACATGAGCATACATTACCATTAATGGATGGTTTTCATGAGTTTGTTAATGATACTGGAAAAGATTATTGGTCATCAGTTCCAGCACCATCTTGGCATGATGGAACACCAACAAAAAATAGTCCTCAAGCAGTTACTCAAGATGTAGTTAGACCTGCGGTTGGTAACTATACTGATGGATTTTCATATCAACCATTTGATAATGATCCAACAACTACTGATAAACCATTACATAATCATCCTGCATGGGGTGGAATGCATCCTAGACCACAAGTTCAATCAAACAGAAGAAACTATTTTGGTTATGATACAGGATCAACTTTAAATCAAGTTCCTGATAATCCAGAGGATCCTGCTAATCATTTTGTTGTTAATAATGTATCACTTGTTGCTGGAGCAAGTACTATTGTATTACCAACAGGTACAGATATTAGAACATCTAAGACTGAGGGATCTGGAGCAAACGCAGAAACTTATTACATAGAGGATAAGATACGTCCTTATAGAATGGTTTCTGGTGATTTTATTCCTAATGGTACACATATCACAAGTATTTCTAGATCAGGTAATGATGTTACTGATTATGAGTATACAATTTCAATAAGTCGTGCTATAGATGCAGCAGCTACAGGAACAGTAACATTAACATTTAAAGATGGTACTTGGCCAAGTACATTAAACAACGTAGGATCATTAAATCCTAATGATAATACATTTGCATCTCATAATCATGGTACGTTTGATGTGCAAATGTCTGTTGGATCTTTAAAACCATCACCAACATTTGCTATTAGTAATGTAAGTTTAGGTAATGTTATTCCTCGTAGTGAGGATAACGCACTAAATATTACAGTAACAACTTCTCAACCAGCAATGTCACTTGTGTATATTATCAAGGCATATTAGAAATGGCAACAATATATTCAAAAGAAAGAGGAAAATATGGTAATATAACTGGTCAGATAATTGTATGGCCAGTAGAAGTTGATAACTCTATTACTTCCACTTCAACTAAAAGAGATTTACCAGGAGGTTATTTGAGGTGTGATGGCACAGTATATAATGCCATTGATTATCCACAACTCGCTGCTGTATGTGGAACAGGAACTAATGGTAAGTTTGTTAGGAGAGATCTTGCAAACCAACCACTTCAAACATTAAGTGATGAACAGTTTGTAGTACCAGATTTAGGATCTAAATATCCAAAACCAACTGGTAGTAAAGGTGGTGGTGGAATATATTCTAATATAAGAGTTACTACAGAAAATGGTGTTGAAAAGAGTCGTTCTGGTATTGGTATAGATGCTGAAGCTATTGGTGCTGTTGATGGAGTAATTACTGTAGAATATGAAGGTAATTTTATTATACCATCAACTATTATACCAATGAGAGGAAGACCATCATGGACTATTGGTACAACTGATGGTAGAAGAACTGAAGTTGAAGCAGTAGATTCAACTGCTTTACATGCTCACATGCACTTTCATAATGGTACTAGAACTAGATTGAAAGCAAGAGCTGAAGTTGATGGTGATAGTCCATCTGCTGTTTTAGATCCTTCTCCAATGGGACCAGTTGGATTGATGAATGCTTCTACAATACCATTACATAAGTGGCTTGTAAATACTACAGATCCATCTGGAAATAATTGGCCTGGTAATGCACAAATGCCATGTAAAGCAATTGCATTGAATGCCATGGCTCAAGGTCAAGGTAAGTGGGGAGCATTTCCAGGATTCTGGAACCCAGTGAGTTATAGTAACAACTGTTATAATAATGGTATTAATTTAGGAGATTCGTGGAAATATATGTGCTTGTTACCACCAGAAACATATCTTGAAGATAATGGTGTGAATACTAACGGTGGTGGTAGTTCTACTAGAGCATGGCAACAGTATCCTATTCAAGATGTACCATATACATTGACTGGTGATAGTGCTAGTAATCCACAGGCAGTGTCAAGATTTCGTCTACTTCTTTGTGGCGGTGGTGAGACTACTGATTATGGTAGTTCTCAAGATGTTGAAGCTGCATATCGTGCAGGAGCACCAGGAGTTCCTGTTGACTGGAAGAATTTAAGTTGGGCAGATTCAATGCCACTACAGTTTAATGAACAACATTTCTTAGCTGGTAATCAAATATACCCTGCTACATATAATGAGTTTGAGCAAACAGATACACTTTATACTGGTGGAGAAGATCCAACAGAACATTTTCATAAAGTAAATATAATTAAGGAAGATCATACTTATGAATTAAAAACTAATTCTACAGAACTTCCAGCAGATTTACTTGATACTAGATTGCAATTAAGTACAGATGAATCAAAATCTGTAGATAATGTGACCGCACCTTTCATAATATTAGAATACCTAATTAAGATTTGATAAATGACAGTATCATCACCACCAACCTATAGAAATACTAGAACAAATTATTATACAGATAAAGCATCTGATAATAGTCCTGTTGGTGCTATTATTAGTACCTTTAAAGCAGTAACTAATGTTTATGACAATAGTTATATTCCACTTGATCCATATAATGTACTTCCAGGTAATTCAAATACTCCAAATAATCCTGAACATCAGTATCCTGGATATCTTTATTGTGATGGTTCCGAATATAATATAAGCGATTTTCCTGTATTATATTCTATCATTGGAAATGACTATGGTGGTGAGTCAAGAAGAGGAATAACAATTGTTGATGGTGGTAGTGGATATGCTGCTGGTACTACAATAACATTTGATGCTGCACCCTCTGGTGGAACTACTATAGAAGGAAATTTAACAATTGACAATGGTGTAGTTATAGCAGTTAATATTACAGAGTCTGGATCAGGTTATCTTACTGAACCATCATTTACTATTGCTAATGCTGGTGGTGGTACAGGATTGGATTTAGAAATTAATATTGGTGCTGGTACAGTAAGATCAATAACTGTTGATAATGTTTTTGAGCATTGGGGTGAGAGTAGAAGTCTTGGAACATTTAAAGTACCTGATCTAAAGACTAGAAAGGTTGTTGGTTATGGTAATGTCTATGGTTCTGGATCACCTAGTATTGGTTTACTTACACTTGGTGCTGGTGGTAACAATGGTAATATTAAACAGGGTGGATCATGGTATTTTGATAAGGCATCTCAAGCAGGATATTTTTCTCTTGGTACAATAACTACAACTGGATATGAAAATATTACTGATTCTATAAGCACACGTGTTATAGGAGGTCAGACAGTTAAGATTACAATGGATCCAAGAAGGCTCCAAAGAGTACCAGATCATTCACATTTTGTTTATCATACTTCAACTGCTCAAACATTTGGATGGCCCAGTGGTTTTGGTAGTGATGATAGATATCTATCTGATTATTTTGATTATAATTCAAGAACTGATAGATGGTCTCCTGTTGGTGGTATTCAGTATGAACATACACATGGATTATCAAAGAATGTAATTACTAGTAGGCAGGTAGCAACTTATGATGTATTTGATTGGAATGTTGGTGCTGAAGGTACAGGTAGTCTTAAATTTAAAGGTACTGCTGAAGGAGATTTTTATTTTGCTTCAGGAGATGCTGGTGCTGGAACATGGGAAGAACAAACTTTCATACCAAATACAGTATTTAAAATATTTACAAATACTGATGACATAGGTGGTAGAACAAGAATTCTATCAGGTGACCCAATCATTTCATACAATCAAGAGTTAGAATATTCTGGTACTACTAATATTAACTTTCCTACTAACTGGGAAGTTATGAAGGTTACTATTGCAGGTGGTGGTGGATCTGGTAGTAATGGTCTAGCAGCTGGTAATGATGGTGAAGATACTAATGTCAAAGTAACTGCTGGAGGAACATTATTAGATGTCACTGCTGGTGGTGGAGGTGGTGGAGGAAAAACTAATAATTATACAAGTGCTGGTGCTGGTGGTGCTATTACCAAGAATGGTACAGCATTAAGTGATGTAATATTCCAAGGAGAAATATCAAATCCTGGTACTGCTGGATCTCAAGGTAGTGGAACTGGTGGTAGTTTTCCTGGATCAACTTATCCACAATCAAATCCACCTAACCAAGCAGGTAGTGGCGGACCAGGAAGTGTTGGTGGTAATATGACTGTTGCTGTTGGTGCTGGTAGTGATGGTATTCATACATACATAGGCAATTCAGGTAGTTCAAGTAATACCTATACATATAATCCTACAGGTGCATTACAACAAGTTAGCTTAGCAACTAATAGTGAATTTGACCTTATAAGATTTACAATTAAGGGTGCTGCTGGAGGAGATTCTCAACGAAATGCTAGTGGTACTACTGGATATAATGGTATTCAAGGTGGTGCTGGTTCTCCTGGAGCTGTTATGACTTTGGAAGTTAATAATCCTGGTAGTCAAACTGCATGGTCATTCCAAGTTTTTGCAGGATCACAAGGAGGAAATGCATCTGGACCTTCTGGTGATCTTGGTCCTGGTGGTTCTGGATGGGGTGGTGCTGGTGGTGCTGGATATTTAAATGGTGGTGGAGGAAGAGGTGGAGATGGTGCAGTAGATGATGGTGGCGGTGGCGGTGGTGTTTCTGCTGTTGTATACAATTCACAATTAGTTGCTGGTTGTGGTGGCGGTGGAGGCGGTGGAGGTATGCAAGATAGCTCCTCTTATCCTTATAATGGTGAAGGTGGTCAGGGAATGGATGACAATAAAGATTTGTATGTTTCTGGTTCTGGTAATTTATTCACTGGTGGTGGTGATCAAGGTGGTAACTACGGCTGCGTAGGTGGCGGTGGTGGAGGTGGTGGAGGTGGAGTCTCCACATCTACATCTGGTGCTGGTGGTGGCGGTGGAGCAGGAGGAGATCCTGAAGGTACTGGTGGTGGCGGTGGTCACCAAGGTGGAAAGGGTGGACACACAGGACAATCTGCATATAGTACTACTTATTTTAATTTTATTAATTGCACTTTAACAAATAGTGGAGATGGTCAGGTTGTAGTTTACACTGAAGAAGATGATAGTGCATGGAGTCCTGGTGGCGGTGGAGGTGGTGCTGGTGCATTAGTTGAATTTACTGCTTATAAAGATGATCTGACTGGTGCATCATCTTTGGCACTTACAATGAATAATAGTGTTGCTGCTGGTCCTACTGGAGTTAGTGATGGTCAACCACCATATGCAAAGGTTGGATTTGGTGAAATTACTGGATGGGAGAATGAACAAACGATAACAAGTACTGGTGATATAGTTATTAAAGCATCTGAAGGTATTGAACTATATGCATCTGGTTCTGGTACTGGTGATGGTGGTGGATTTGCATTACCAGTCACACAAGTTCCTACAGTTGAATTTGTAGGTGGTGGTGGATCAGGTGCTGCTGCTACTGTCACTGTAGCTGGTGGAAAGGTTACTGGAATAACATTAACTAATGGAGGAACTCAGTATACATCTGCACCACAAGTTCGTATTATAGATGGTGCTGGTACACGTGCTTTTGCTACTGCTACGGTGGAGACAGGTGGAAACAGAGCAGTCATTGCTGTTACATTATCTACACAGGTAGTGCCTGAAGATTATAAGAGGTATGTTAAGATTTCTGGTACTGAGCAAAAGAGATGGATTATAATTAAAGAACATGATTGTTCTAATGTAAAGAGGTTTAATATTAAAGCAGCACGTGGTAATGGTATTAATGGTGGAAATACTCCTGAAAATAGTGGAGATCAGTTGTTGCTATACTATAATACTGACTTGAGTGAAGACAATTGGACTTTCTTAACAGATATTGTGCCAATGCCAGATCCTAATGATGCGACTGGAGCAAAGTATGAGGGTACTGGTCAGGGTACTAATCCAACCAATTGGTATTGGTATGGTTATGATCTACCAAGTGCTGCACAAAAACCAAATGTAAGATTTAGAATTCTGCAAGACAGAGGTGCAGTTGGTGATTATAACATTGATAGTGATCATTATGGTATATGTGATTTCATCTATGAATATAAAGAGGTAACTGAATTGGTATTCCAGTCTGCTTCTAATAAGATGTCAACATCAGTTGATGAATTGACTTATAATATTGAAGCAGAACCTACTGCATTGTATACAGCAGGTGCAATTGGAGGAGAAACTGTATTTAAACTCACTGCACAAGTACCACTTATACCAGATGCAGCGATTGATCCAGATAGGAATATACCACTTATTGAACCGTACCACTTAACCAAGTACCTTATCAAAGCGTTCTAAATAAACAAGGGAACTAATATCTAACATGGCAGTCACAGAATTATTATTGCAAGTAGATGCAATACAAAAGACAGTTACATATAAAAATGTGACTAAGAATATTACTGACACTTATTGGACTAGTGACATTGTTCCTGTGTTGTATCCTTTGTGGGATAGTGACAAGGATAAGTTAGTATTGTTTGGATGGTATGCAAATGATACTTACATGGCACAGAAACGTAAGTACACCAAGAACTTCAAGACTGATACATTCTATTGGAATGATTATGAGATGGAGGATGTTGGTGGTACTGAAGGTAAGAAAGTATATGATAAGTTTAAGGAGGCATTCTTCCTCGCTGATTCCCTAGAAGAAGAGGAGTATCAATCAACATTTGCTAAGATACATGCCAAGACTGCTGCTGTTAGTTGGTTGTCTGTTAGATTAGCACGTAACTTCCTACTCACTGAAACTGATTGGGTATTTGTTGAGGACTCTGGTATTAGTGCTGACGATAAAGAAATGTATAAGAAATATCGTCAAAAATTGAGAGATATTCCTAATGCAGCAAATACTTCTGATGCTGTAGGAGTTAAGTTTCCCATTAATCCATCATATTATAAGAATGTAGTTTTACAAAAGACATCACCACCAGCATATTTGGAAAGTGATGATCAATTTGTTGAGGTTTCATCCACATACTTTAATACATTTAAAGAGAAGATTGCATCCTATTTAATTGTATCATCAATTACTGAAGGACTGTATGAGAAATCATTCTTAGATGCATTAGCTAAGTCAGGTGTTGTTTATAATCCAACACCACCAAATGAAGCAGAAAAGAATCAAATGAGTGATAAATTTAGTGAGGAAGAATATAATATTACAAAAGATTATATGACAGAGTTACTCAAAAAACTTGAAGAAGAGAGAAACGAATCATGACTGTTACTTCATTAAATATTTGGGATACAATTGAAGCATATTGTAAAACCAATGATACATGTTTAATATATTTTGTCAATGATAAGATCAAAACTGCTGATGATGCTAAGAAGACAGCAGTATGGACATGGTACTCTAGTTTTGCAGAGGAAGATGTCCTTGATCTCATGAAAACCTTGGGTGACTGGGATATAGTAGCAGTTACCAATGAGGATCAAGCAATAGCAAATGCTACTGCATGGTTCCCTAGAAAGGAAGACTGTCCTGATGACTTCCACCACTGGGAGTGTCATGTCATGGATAAGACTGGTGATTTTATATGGAAGAATGTGGACAGTCCACCGTCCAATTCTTAAACTGTCACACACCCCCTTCACAGGGGGTTTTTTAATGCTATAGTATATTTGTTGAGAGGAACTGATGTGGTTCCTACGCCCCAAACCTACTGACTAGTCTGACAAATGCAAGGATCTATGGTTGTCTCTGTTCAGCAGAGAAATTACGTCCTGTAAGTCTAATAGAAGCAGACACATGACCGTTGGTAGAAACCTATTACTGCACACATAAGACAGATGGTTGAAAGTGGTGGGGGTACAGGTGTAAGCGATTCCCGTAGGGTAAATTTGGGCATATAGGTGAAACCTATGTTGATGCCCCACGTTTCTCTCAACACTCCATACTATACTATTACAGTCATGCTCTCTCAGTTAAACGAAGACATTGCATATTGCACACGTGTGCTAGGATGCAACTCAGAGCAGACTGATGAACTCATCGGTGCTGCCACTAACCTAGGTCTCAATGTAGAATACTTCTGTGAAGAATTCATCGT